AATACTTCTTCTTAACTTTTCTATACTTTANNAATACTTCTTCTTAACTTTNNTATACTTTAATAACTTTAATAACTTTAATAACTTTAATAACTTTAATAACTTTAATAACTTTAATAACTTTAATAATAACTTGTACAAGGAAGTGATATTCACTTGTATCTTATTTGTATTTTTTGCTTAATTGTTGCAATCGTTATTGGCGTTTATACCTTTTACATGATGGGACAAATCAAAAGGTTAGTTTCTTCTTTGGAAAATTTCTATGAAGAAGTGATAACTCCACAGTTTACCTTGTATGAAACAGAATACACAGAAAGAGAAAAAAACTTTGATAAGCGTATAGAACTGTTGCAAAGAGAATTAAGTAATCACCCTTCAACAACTCCTGCCGAAATTCTTCACCCTGGTATTTACAACATTGATATTGAGAATGACGATTATATGACTGTTATTGATGAGGAAGAAGTAGCTGAATAACTCGGTTACTTCTATTCTTGTTTTTTTGATTTGGAGGTATTAGTACTGGATAAAGTAACCCTGAAATTCTTCGCTGATGTGCTTTACATCAAAGGAGTTCTTTGCATTGAGGAATTAGAAGACATAATGGATGCAGCTACTGTTGAAGATTTAGACCTTATCGTTGATAAGATGCTGGACGATGAATACTTGATGAAAAGAGGTGAAACCTACGGATTCGGAAATGTCATTAGTAGAGAAGAATACTACGGCGAGTAATGAAGATAAATTATCAATCACTGTACTTCCACCCAAAATGCAAAGGTTTGTACAACTCTACATGACAGGCCAATATACCAATGCCAAACTTGCACAGCTTTTAGAAGTAGACCCTCATACTATTTCCAACTGGATGAAGCGTAAAGATGTACAAGCCATTATTAATGATATGGCTGAAACGACTCATATGATGGTAACTACACAATTACGTGCCTTATCACAAAAGGCTGCTAACAAACTTGATTCTCTTATCGATTCGCCGATAGACGGTGTAGCACTTAACGCAGTTAAGGATGTTCTTGACCGCACCGGTCACAAGCCGAAGCAAGAAATCAAGGTTGATAAGACTGTTAGAACTTTTGAGGAAAGACTTACAGATTTGATTGATAAAACGATTGATACTGAATACACAGTAGAAATTCTAGGTGATGAAACTGAATAAGGAAGAATTATTCTTTCATAAACTTAAAACTGACCGACGATGGTATATAGAAAACTTCTTAAAAATCCGCAATAAAAGAGCAGAAATTATTCCATTAAAACTTAATGAAGCTCAAAAAACAGTAATGAAGTACATTAAAGCTGATGAGAAGGTAGGAATACCTAAACGGTACATTGTACTGAAAGCCCGACAAATGGGATTAAGTACCCTCTTTGAAGCCCTCATATTCCATGATACAGCTACCAATCCCAATAAAAATTCCCTCATCATAGCCCACGAAGAACCTGCTTCACAGAACCTTTTCTCCATGTCAAAGCTTTACTACGAAAACCTTCCCGACCTGATTAGACCTATGAAGAAGTATTCGAATGGTAAAGTTTTAGCCTTTGAAAACCCCGAATCAGATGAGAATAAAAAACAAGATAACCCTGGCTTACGTAGCAAAATATCAATTGCTACTGCTGGAACTGGGGAAGTTGGTCGGTCAGCGACCATACACAATCTACACGTTTCAGAGTTGGCTTTCTTCCCTGACCCCAAGGTTACAATGTTAGGTCTGCTGCAATCTGTTCCTGATGAGCCAAATACACTGGTTGTACTCGAATCAACTGCTAATGGTGTAGGGGATTATTTTCATGAATTGTGGACTAAAGCTGTTAAGGGTGAAAATGAGTTTACACCGATATTTCTACCTTGGTTTATAGACCCTGGCTACACCAGACCTTTTAGGACAAAGAATGAAAAACAACAGTTCATAGATGAAGTTGAAGCTATTTCATATAGCCCAAATGGTGAAACTATCTACACTTATGAGAAAGAGTTAAAGGATAAAAACGGGCTAACTTATGAGCAACTCAATTGGCGTAAATATACCATAGCGAATAAGTGTCAAGGTGACGAGTTGTTATTCATGCAGGAGTATCCTGCAACACCCGAAGAAGCCTTCATATCATCAGGCCGACCAAAGTTCTCTCTAAAAGCCCTTCGAAAATATCAAACCATCACTGAAACCCCCGAACGTGGCTACTTACAATATGGTGAGGATGGTAAAGTTGTTTTCTCACCTGATAAGAATGGCTATGTGTCTATATGGCGTAAGCCAGAACCTAATAAGTTTTATTGTATTGGAGCTGACGTTGCCGAAGGATTGGCACATGGAGACTACTCCTGTGCTGTAGTCGGTGATAGCGAGGACTTCGACATTGTAGCTATGTGGCATGGTCATATCGACCCTGACTTATTTGGAATTGAGTTAATAAAATTAGGTAAGTTCTACAACGATGCTTATATCGGCGTAGAGAATAATAACCACGGACTTACCACACTTTCAATCATGAAGAGAGAAGAATATTGGAACTTATACTTTGCCAAATCATACGACAAAATAGCCGATAAAATCTCTCAGAAGTTGGGCTGGACAACCAGTGCCAGAACAAAACCACTAATGATAGATAAACTAGCTGAGTTTGTCAGAGAAATGTTCTTGGGGATTTATTCTGATTTGATAATAAGCGAAATGTTCACTTACATCATTGATGATGATGGGAAAACCAATGCTCAATCAGGGTGTTTTGATGATACTGTCATGGCTACTGCTATATTGTTGCAATTGATGTTAGAGGGTAGAGGGGAGTCTTACACACCAGAAATCCCTATCGACCAGCGAGACAAGAAGGTAAGAGAAATAATCGACCCATTATTTGAAAGTCAAGAAATCCCTGAATACTCTGAGTAAGGAGGTAGTGTGTTGTCTATTAAAGACAAGGAATATGACGAGAGAAAACTCTCTAGTGATTGGCATATAAAGTTCAAAGAAGCCATGATACATAAAGCACCATATACCAAACGTTGGCTCACCTATATGGATGCCTATAAGGGTGACTATTTTAAGAATAAAAATATGCCTGAATATAAATCAAACGTAGTAAGTAACTATATATTCTCTACAATTGAAACCATAAGACCCATCATGCTTGACAATGACCCTGTTTTTCAAAGTACACCAAGGCAACCAGAGGGCATGGAATTCTCCAATGATTGCAATGAGGCTTTGATGTATGAGTGGGATAGAGAACAAATGCGCACTAAGCTATATCGGGAACTGATTAATGTTTTGGTTATTGGTAATGCTATTTTCTTCATTCCTTGGAATGCTCAAAAAAAAGAAGTTCAAGGCATACCTGTAAATCCATTCTGTATCTTTGTAGACCCACTAGCTACTTGTTTTGAGGATGCTGAATACGTTATTTACGCCAAATACATGAATGTAGTGTTACTTCGTCGCATGTTCAAAGAAAAGGCCGACAAATTGCATGGTAGCCAAATCAATTACAGTGAATTGGTGTCTGGTAATGATAAGAACTCCAATCTAAAGAACCAAGTATTAGTGCTGGATATATGGACAAAGGATTATGAGGTTGAAGAAAAGATTGATGGCAATGAAAAGATAACTAAGTCAAAGTATCCCAACGGCAGACACATCATATTGTGTCCTGAAATTGGTGTTGTACTGAGTGATACTGCATCTCCCTATGAAGATGGGCATCCTTTTGTAATCTTTAAGGATTATGATGTACCTGGTGTATTTTGGGGTGAAGGTGAAGTAGCACAACTCTTATCACCACAAACATACTTAAATGAAATTAATAATTGTATTGTTGACACTGCCAAAGCAACTGCTAATATGCCGTGGATAGTTGATAAGAACGCTGGTATTCCTTTTGGCAAGATAACGGCAAGGCCAGGTTTAATCATCCGCAAGAATCCTGGTTCAGAAGTGCGTAGAGAACCAGCACCACAAATGCCTATGTATGTTACTAGCCAGCCAGAGGTAATAAAGGGTGACATACACCATATTAGCGGTATTTACGAATCTCTGCGTGGTGATGGTGTTACTGGTGTTTATACTGCACAAGGTATCCTAGCACTGCAAGAGGCCGGACAGGTTCGCATCAGGTTAAAGGTGAAATTGATGGAAGAATCATTGGCTAAAGTTGGGCAGAAGTGGTACAGGCGAATGAAGAAGTATTGGAAAGAAGATAAATGGTTGCTCATCACTAAAGCAGATGGTTCTTATGATATGAAGAAATTTGTATCATCAACTCTTAATTATGACTACGACATAAAAATAACTGCTGGAAGTACAATGCCGGTTAATCGCTCTGCTATGCTTGATTTGATGATTAGGCTTGCACAAACACCTATGCCAGATGGAATGCCCATCGTGGACAGAGAAGCAGTTGCTCAATACTTACCCGAAGAAGTCAAATCTTCAATGCTGCGTAGAATGAAAGGTCAAAATCAGAACTTGGCACAGTTACAACAAGCTGTTCAGCAAATGGGTAAACAAATGCAGCAGTTCGTTCAGCAAAGTGAGCAGAGAGATAACGAACAAATGAACTTGATTCAAGAGTTAATGACTGCTGTAGAAGGCTTAAATAAGCAGATTATACAACTACAGGATAAGCATGATAAAATAGAAAGCGAAAGAATACAGATGGAAAAAGAAAACAAGCTGCGTGATGAATCATATAACAAAGGATTCACTGATGCCGAAAAAATGTACTCTGAGTCAGAACCCATGAGTATTGAGGAAATGGAAGGTGTTGCTAACGAGCAGCTGCCAGAAGAAATATTAAGTGGAATCGAAAACATGAGTGATGAGGAATTATCATTACTGATGATGGGAAATCCAGAATTACAAGAATTATTTAGATAATTTGGAACACTCCGCAAGGAATTCCAAAGGAGGTTTATAATTGAATATTGATGAGTATCGGGCTATGAAAGCTCAGATGCAACAGGAGGAAGCGACTCAGCAAAATGAGCAAACGCAGAATCCTACTCCACCCAACACTTCTACTAAATCACCTGATACCAAAACCGATGAAAAACCACCTGAAAACAACCCTCAAAACCCCAAACCATCCGAAACTCCTTCAAAACCACCCGAAAACCAAACCGAACAAACACAAACCAAAATACCTGAAACGATTCACCTTGATGGTATAGGTGAAATCACAATCGATGAGCTTCGAAAAGGATATTTACGCAACAAGGATTACACGCAGAAAACCCAGGAAGTATCCAGACAGCGTAAAGAGGCTGAAGAAGCAATCGAATTTGTAAAACAAATCAAAGAAAATCCTGAAGTACTTCAACAAATGGCAAGTGGTCAAGCACCACAGCAATTTGACCCGCTAATCCAAAAGATTCTTGAACTTGAAGCATCTATTTATGATATGAAAATTGAAAAGGAAATTGATTATCTTCAGAACAAATACGATGATTTCGATGTTCGAGAAGTTTTAGAAATAGCTCACTCAAAAAAGATTCTTAATCTCGAAGATGCCTACCTCTTATCCAAATCAGCTAAAAACCCCTCATCTAACACCAACATCAACATTGAAGAACTAAAACAACAAATAAGAAAAGAAGTTCTAAAGGAACTTGAGGCTGATGCTGAGACAACTAGAACTATTATTACCCCTGGTAATGATGGTGCTGTTTATGAAGATAATACCCCTAAATTAACCGACAAGGAAAAGAAGGTAGCAAAGCATATGTTTAAGGATTCAAAAAATCCTTATGCTGAATATGCAAAATGGAAAAATGTCAAATCTTAAAGGGGGAAATGCGTAACTATGGCAAGATTGTTTGATGAATTCAAGTTGGATTTACAGTTGTTTGCAACTCCTGTACAGCCAACTACTGAAAATACGATGGGCTATAGTGCCACTGATAGAGATAATGTTGAGAATTTTGGTAAGCTGCTGGAACCTGGGTTGCGTAAAATCTTTTTCGAAACCTACGATGAGATTCCTGAGCAGTTCCCGAAAATATATAACGTGATGGACTCGGATAAAGCTGTTGAGCATGATTGGGGAATGGGTGCGTTTAGTGATTGGACTAAACGTGAAAGCCAGCTCGATGAAGTTGCTTACACTACCTTAGACCCTGGTCTGGA